GGTCGACGTTGCCGGCCAGCACCACATAGAGGGTGAAGTCGTAGGTGGTGCCGCCTCCGAGGGCGAGGTCGTAGTCGGCTGTGTACGTCGCGACCATGACTGCCGGAGCGATCGGATGGTCGGACTCGTAGGCGTAGGCGTGCACCCCGCTGATGGTGTCGACCCGGTCTGACAGCCCTTCCCGAATAGCGGTGATGGTCGCCATTAGGCAAAGACCGTGGTCGGCATCCGGTACGTCTCGAGCAACTTCTGGACGTCAGGGTCGATCTTGCGAAGCGTCATCATCCCGGCGTCTTGGCCCTCGACGATGCCGAACGGTGCCGCACGGCGGTGGAACAGCCGCGAGCACTGCAGGAGGCACGCGTAGTGGACCGGACGTGGGATGCCTGCCCAGCCGAAGTCGCCGACGATCTTGATCGCCGAGTTCGCCGTCGGCCACACGCCGTCCACGGCGAGGAGTTGCCACGAGGACTCCGAGTTCGCCGAAGCGTTGACCGGCAGCAGCCGGTACCGCTCGCTGGAACCGGTCGTCGTCCACGAGACGTCGTAGGTGCCGTTGTCGTTGTCGTCGACCGTGACCGACGTGATCGACTGGATCGGGTCGGTGTAGACGTAATAGCCGTCGTGCGACGAGAAGTACCGGGTCTCACTGCCTGCCGAGTAGAAGAACTGCCCGACCCACCTGTCGATCTCACGCGAGGTGACCTCGACCAGGGTTTCGATGTAGGTGTCCTCGGTCGTGTCGGTTGATGCGAGTCCCAACTGGGTCCGCATCTCCGCGAGCGTGCAGTACCCGTTGGTGATCGCCACCGACCTATGCCTTCTTCTTGGCCGCGACCTTTTCGGCGTACCCGTTCGAGACCAACTGGTCGGCCTCGTCCTTCGGAACGTCGAGGGTGCCACCGACATCGGGCCACTCAGACCCGTTTCGTTCGCCGCTGATCTTGACGAGCATCTTCACCTTTGCCATGACGACTCCTAACTAGAGAGAGGGTGGGGCGCAGGACCGGTCGGTGCCCCGTCCGACCCGCCCTGCGGGGGTGGCCCGAAGGCCGACCGACTAGCTGCTGCCGCCGACGAAGTGCTTGACCGCACCGCTGGTGTCGACGAGGTTGCTGTCCTGGTCCAGAATCGCTCGCCACGTGATGAGGCCAGCGTTGAAGGCGTAGTCCCGCGAAGACTCGAAGCGGAACGCACCGTGCCGGATGAAGTAGGTGCTCAGGTCACCGAAGATCACCGACTTCGCCGACGTGGCCGTAGCCACGACGTCGTTGTTCGGATAGATCGGGAAGCCGAGCAGGGTGTCCGACGTCGCCGCCGTCATTCCCGGCTGGAACAGGAAGTTGCCAGCGCCGTCTGCAGCGGACACCGCATCGGCACGCAACTTGCGAACCGAACCGATGCTGGAATCGCGCATCATCCAGCCAGCGTTGTTGTTCCTGTAGATGCTGTTGACCGCGTAGAAGAGGTCAATGAGGTTTGCGGCGGTGAACGCACCGGAGACGCCGTTGCCGCCGGTGACCGCAGCGGTCGAGGCGGTGACGATGCCCTTGTTCTGGCTCGAACCGGTGCCGACCGTGGCCAAGGCGTTCAACTTGGTGCCGAGTGCCCGACCGGACTGCTTCGCCAGGAAGCCGATCAAGTCGACCCCGTTGCTGTCCAGCATCTGCTCGCTCACCTGCGTGAGGAAGCCGAGCCGGTAGTTGCCCAGCGTGATGAAAGCGCCGAACGTCGGGTCGCTCTCCGAAGCGGCAGCCGCTTCGGCGATGATCGCCGCGGTGCTGTCAGCCGTCGACCGCGGGATCTGCAGGTCGTTGACGGCGTCGGTCTCGATGACCGTGGAAGTCTGCAGCATGGGACCGACAGCGGCCATCGCCTCGACGATCTGGCCGTAGAACTCGGTGCGGCGCGGAGCGCCGGTCGAGCCCGTCGTGATGTCCCGGTGCTCCGCAGCCACGCTGGACCGCTTGAAGTCGTAGCCACGGATCTCGCCACGCAGGACGGCACGCAGCAGCGTCTCGTCGTCGTCGGCGACTCCGGCCTCTTCCGCTTCACGAGCCTCGGTCGGGGTGACCAGAGCCTCGTAGTCCTTGCGCGCCTCGTCGGCACGCTGCGCGGCAGCCAAGGCGTCCCGCTTCTCGTTGATCTGCTCGTCGAGGCGGTCGAGGTCCGCGTTGATACGCGTCCACTCGGCTTCCTCCTCGGCAGACAGTTCGCGCTTCTCGTCGGCGGCGGTGTCCAGGAGCGCCTTTCCATGCTCCCAAGCGTTCAGCCGCGTGTCGACGAGTTGCTGCATGTAGGAATGCTCCGACATGTGAATGCCTCTCGTGTAGGTGGGTTGATGCAGTCCTGGCTCCAGGACGGCGGGGTCAGACCGGCTCCGGTCCTTACTTGCGCGCGTTGTGCTCCGTGATGCGGGTCAGCAACGCGAGCGGAGTTGTGGGTTCGGGCTGTGGCCCGAGTTGCTCGGTGGTGCGTTGCACCACTTCGACGTCGTCAGCGGTCAACGAGTGACCGTTGCTGAGACGCTCGAGCGCAGCGAACAGCGCCGGGTCGGCGTTCGAGGAACGCACCGCCGCTGTCGTCGAGTCGTAGGCCGGTGATCCGACCGTGGAGACCTCGTGGAGACGGACCTCGTTGAGCATCCGCTCGTTGCCGTCGTCGGACCAGGAGTCGCCGCCCTCTGGCACGGAGAACCCGATCGACATGGACGCGATGTCACCACGACGGACCAACTCGGCCACGTCCCGGCCCCAAGTGGTGTCGGCGAGCTCGGCATCAACGCGGAGCCCACGGTCATCCTCTTCGAGCCGCAACGTCCCGCCTCGCGTAGAGGCCAGGATCAGTTCGTGGTTGTGTGCGTGGAGCAACTGGATGCGGTTTCCGGCATCCAGCGTGCGGCTGAAAGCGCCGCGGGTGATCGTTTCGATGAACGGCAGCGGCTGGGACGGCGAGTCCCAAACCGCGGCGTAGCCGGAGAAGCGTCGCCCGTCGTCGGGGTCGGCGGCGATCGGTGCCAGACGGCGTTCGATCGTCGGGGTCTCGGAGCGGTCCATAGGGTTCTCCTCTGCTGCGTAGAGGGCAGCGACTTGGGCTTCGGCCTCTTCACGACTGGTATGGCATCCGACAGCGGTTTCTGGTTCGCCGATCTTTACGACGGCGAAGCCGTCGCAGTCGTCGTGGTCGGTGACCACTTCCCAAGGCACGCGTCAGCCCTCGTACATAGCGGTCGGGTCTTCAGGGTCGATCGCCTGAAGTTGTTGGAGCGCCGCAGGCGGCACCCCGGTGTGGTCGATGTCGAGACCGGCGATGTCTGCTGCGCCGACCGGGTCGTAACCGGTCGACACGAGGCGGGCAGCGATCTCGGTGCGTGCTTTGAGCACCGAGAGTCCAGCGGACTCGGTGTCGCCGAGGTTCAGCGGCATACGGAACCGGTCTGCTCCTGGTTCGTCGATCGGCGACAGGTCTTCCCAGCGTCGGATCTCGTTCGCCGACAACCAGCCGTTGTTCAGGGCGACGCTGTACGCCTCAAAGCGGCCTTGACGGTCGCCGCGGAGCAGCCCTTCCATCGACAGGCGCAGGAACGCACCGGGCGGGAGAAGCCTCGAGAAGCCTTCTTCGAGTAGCGACGCGAGCGGTCGAACCGTGTGCTTCTCGAAACTCAGCACCTGCTGCTCGACCGATGCGTAGGACACGGCGCCCGGTTGGGTGTCCTGGACGAGAGCGCCCGGTACTCGGAACAGGGCCAGCACCTCGGAGCGGCTGAAGGTTCGCAGCGACACGAGTTGCATCTGGTCGGCGGTCATCGAGAGAGGCCGGAACGTCGCACCGCCCGACAAGACCATCGGCGAGTGCGCGTTCTGCTTGCCGGTGTGGAGCGCCGACCAGTGATCCGACAGGGCTTTGGCTTGCTCGGCGGTGAGGTCGCCGGAGAACTCGATGACCCCGGTCGAGCTCGTGCCCTGCGAGAAATAGCGGCCTTGGAAGTCGGCGGCTGCTGCGGCGGTGCCGAGCGCCTCAGCGCAGGTGTCGATCGGGGACAGGCCGCGTCGCGATCCCGGCATACGGATTAGCGGGATGTGGATCATCTGCTCCGACGAAAAGTCGGCGACGTCGCTTCCACCACTGACGCGGTAGATCGGTCCAGCACCCGAGTCCGGTGAGATGATCGCTACGGAGCGAGGGTCCAGGACTCGCAGGGCGGTCGGCTGCCCGTCGGCGTAGGCGACGTGAATGAAAGCGTTACCGTCGAGCATCAGCGACGTCATCGTCTCTGAGATCATCGACTGCCAAGTAAACGAGTCGTCTGCCGGGTCGGGATTGTTGACCCACTCGGGCCGAGGCCGGTAGGGGCGGCGCAGCCCGTCGCGTCGAATGAACACATCCCTCGGGAGGGTGCTCATCGTGTCGGCCAGAAGGCGCACGCACGCGAAGACCGTCGTGATCTTCATGCTCGTGTCGTCGTCGATTTGGATACCGGCGGTCGTGTTGGTGCGTCGGACGTCCTGACCGGTAGCGAACAGCGTCTGATACGAGATGGCTCGCTTCTCTGGTGCGCCGATGAGGCGTCGAACGAGGCTCACAGCGCTGCTCCACCAATCACTAGGAACACGCCGGAGACGATCAAGCCGACGGGGATCGAGACCAGGAAGACCCCGGTCGCTATTGCGGCCACGCCAGCGACTTCGAGAGCGGTACTCATAGCGCGTACACCTTCGGGATCGGCGGCGGGTCGAAACTCGCCGTGTCGGATGTCTGTGCCCGGTGCAAAGCGAGGAGCATGGCGATGCATGCGTCGATGTGGCGCTTCGACTTGCCCTTCGACAGCGTCCACCCGTCGGGATACTCGCGTCGGACTGCGGACTGGACGTGGTCAGTGAGGACTTGGTCGCCCTCGTGGACGATGGCCCCGGCGGCGATCGCGTCGTAGCCCGCGGCGCAGACCGGCATCATTCGCGACGGGTGCTGCGGCATTTCGACTACCGGGACGCCTTCTTCCTCGAGCATGAGGGCAGGCACCTCGAAGAAGCGAGGGTCGTACACGACTTCGAGGAGGCGGTAGCGGGAATCGAGGTCGCGGATGTAGTCGATGATTCCGAGGTGGTCGATTTTGCCGTTGTCAGCTGCCCACACTCTCGAGCGGACGCTGTAGAGGCCGTCGTGTTCTTGGCAGATCACCACCGCTGTCGTGTCTCGCCGTAGCGCGACGTCGACACCGACGTAGGTCGGGGCGCCTTCTTCGATCTGGACGACGCCTTCGCAGTCTTGCCACGCACCGGGAAGGTCCGACAGCCACGACTCTTCCTCCATCGACACCCACTGGTTCAGAAAAAACCTGCGGACGTCGGTTTCCGGCATTGAGCCGCATTGGTCGCGGTAGAAGTCGGGCGAGACAATCGTCCCGTAGGACGGGTTCGCCAGCTCAAACGCTTCGTCGTCGAGTTCGCAGCCGTCTGGCGCTTCGGCGATAAACGAATAGAACGCCGGGTCGGCTTCTGGTTCGAGGATCGCGGCCTTGGCTCGTTCGTATTGGTTCCAGCAGATCGAGTCCCGGTCGAAACCAGCGGTCGTCAGCTGGACAACGAGTGGTTGCTCGCGGGCACCAGTCGAGCGGGCGAGGGTGCCGTGGACGAGTTCGCCGCGGGAGCCTTCCCAAACGTGGAGTTCGTCGCAGAACAGGCCGGAGACGTTCTTGCCGTCCAGATTCGACCCGTGCTTCCTAGCCGACGCTGATACGCGGACGATCCTGGAGTCGATCTCGGGGATCACTAGCTCGCCCTCATAGATACTCACGACCTGTGACAGCGTCGGCGAGCGTTCCACCATGCGGCGGGCAGCAGAGAACAGAAGGTCGGCTTGATCGTCGTTTCCGGCAGCGACCACCACCAGCGGTGACGTGGTAGCGGCCTCGGAAGCGCCGATGGCGAGCCAGAGGGCGAGGGCGGCGCACAGTTCGGTCTTGCCCTGTTTCTTGGCGAGGCTGATGTACGACCAGCGGTGCTTGCGGAGCCCGTCGTCGCGTAGCTCGAGGAGCTCAACCAGGAGACGGACCTGCCACGGCAGCAGGTCGAACGGCTGCCCGACCCATCTGGACGAAGTGTGGACGCAGTTGGTGCTGATCCACTGCGCTGCGAACCAGCCGTCGGAACGGTCGTCGCGGTGCTCGACGTCCTGGAGCCAGTCGCTGCGAGCCTCGCCGCTAGTGCGAAGCCAAGTCACGGTCGGACAGCCTCAAGACCGGTGAGCTTCTCCCACCGTTCAACGATGACGTCGCAGTAGCCGGGGTCGATCTCCGCGATGACACACCGCCGGTCGAGTTGTTCAGCGGCGACAATCTCCGGGGCGGTACCGCCGAACGGAACACCGATGACGTCACCGGGGTTGGTGCTCGACTTGACGACGCGGGTCATCGCTTCAACCGGTTTCGGTGTCGCATGGCCGTGACGGTCGTCGCCGTGGACACGGCTCAACCTCCAAACATCGGTCATTGAGTCGTGCTCGTTGTTGAACGTGGTCCGGCCTTCGCGTAGCGCGGCTGATAGTTGCCGCTTGTAGGCGTTGCCGTCGCTCCGCAACTCGGGAAAGAACTCGGCGAACAGGTCGTCGTATGCGGTGGTGAACGCCGCACCGTTAGCGGCGTTCTGAAGCACCTCGTAGGACTCACGGTTGATAATCAGAAACTGCGACTTGCTGAACCAATGGCCCGCCATCGTTGTCCCGGTTCGCTGATTGACGTCGCTGTTTGACCACCCGGCCCGATCACGCTCGCCAACTATCCAAAGCCGGAACGGTTCATACCCCTCCCAGTAATCCTCGATGTTCTGGTTGCCGAGAAACTGCTGGCCGAGCATAAAGAACAGGCACCGCTCCGTCGCGGTCGGGTACTGATGGTGGATGCTGCTGTTCATCCCGAATCCGGTGCCCTTATCCCATACGATCTCGTTTCGGAACGTGACATCAGGGTCGGCACCCATCCCTCCCGCGTACCACAACCGCCACAAGTCCAAGGCGGTACCCCAAATGTAGGTGCTCCCATTTTCAGCGAGAGTTGGTTTCCACGCCGACCACCACTTCATCTGGAACTCGTCGAGCCGCTCCTTGTAAAGGTTGTCGTTGAGAATGCCGTCGTTTTCTTTGCCCATCCCGTAAGGCGGGTCGGCGTGAACGAGCGTCAAGGTGGCACCGTCGACGAGCCGAGCGATGTTGGCCGGGTCGGTCGTGTCGCCGCACAGCAGGCGATGCTTACCGAGCAGGATCAGATCGCCGACCTTGGTGACCGGATCTGGCGGCGGCTCGGGAACTTCGCCTTCGAAGTCGTCGACCACCGATGCGCCGATCTCAGCGAGCAGATCGTCTAGGTCGTCGGCGTCCCAGCCGGTACCGATCAGGTCGTCCTCCTGGACCTGCGCCTGCAAAAGCGCCACCAAGTCGGTGTCGTTGTACGAAGCGAGATCAGAGGTGCGGTTGTCGGCCAGAAGGATGCGGCGGGCGGTGACCTCGTCGACATCGACCCAGTGGACCGGCAACTCAGCGATCCCCAGTTGGCGCGCAGCCTGCAACCGGTGGTTCCCGACCAGGACACGGCCACTTCCGACCTGCGCTACCAGCGAACCGAACCAGCCGTTGCGTTGGATGCTCGTCGCTATCGCCCCGACGTCGCCTTGCCGCGGGTTGTCAGGGTGGAGATTGAGATCGTCGACCGGGACGAGGGTGACCTCACCCAGTGTTTCCTGCTTCATGGTTCCCTCCATCTATGGTCCAGGACTCCACAGCGACCGGTGTCGGGTCGCCAGCGAGGCGCTCGTTGATCTGCTGGACCGTCAAACCGGCCTGCGCCGCCGTCAAACCGAGAGCAGCACGCGCCTTCGGCGTCAAACCGAGCTCGTTCTCGAGGCGCAGGATCGCTGCTTCCAGCTGAAGCGCCGTCGCGTAGAACGGGTTGGGTCGCATCTGGCCCTGAGAGCCTTCGACCTTCGGTTCACCGGACGCGATCTGGATCGCCGCTTCCCAATGGGCACGCAACTTGAACAGGCGCTCGACTGCTGGCTTGTCTTCCGGTCGGGCTGCGCCACCAGACGGCGAATCCCAATAGGTGGTCCACTCTTCGGCCTGATGCGGGAACGGCGGTGCACCGGGATCGAACTTCTCGCCCTCCAGAAGCCTCAACTGCGTCCTCGAGCGGCCATGAAGGCGGCTCTGAGCCTGAGGGAGAGGGCCACGCTTCCCCATGATCAACGCCTCCTGAACTGGTTTGCCGAACCGGTTCGGCTGAACTGGTTTGGAAAAAAACACAAACACAAACAGGCTCAAAACCTGTGCAGGAAAAACCCTGCGGGAGGCGCAGGGTCTTTGGCCGAACT